CGGAATACTCCATCATTGGTGCTCCTAGATGGTACACCTTCGTAGCGTACCCATCCGGTAAGTTCTTGGTAGCGGTAAAACGAATATGTATCTTCGCCAACGTCCTTACGGGCCGCGATTATGACTGCACGATCAAAGTTGTCGTCGTTGTAGATAGTAATGCAAAGGACTTTGCCCTCGGCTAATTCTGCACCCACTTCTGGGTAGTCATCATCAAGACGGACGTAGCCATTAATACGCCGGTAGCCCCCATATAGGGATACCTCGTAGTTAACCAGCCGAGTAGCAGCACCAGGAAGGTTCTCTGCAAGGTCGAGGTGGTTCTCATTGGAGTTTAGACCCCCTTGAGAGATTACCTTATAGGACTCAATGCGATCTGCCATTAGTAGGCTTTCCGCGTGTCAGTAATGTACTCATAATTATTGATGTACAAAGTCTGTAGGTTTTTTAGGCCCTGATCAAAGATCATCTTGGCAATCTGTGCTGCCTCAACGTTGTCCTTGAACATGTACATGTGCATCAATGCGCCATCGACGACTACACTGGTAAAAGAAGTAGGTATCCGAGTTTCGTCATTATACGCATTCAGATCGGCGTAGTTTAAGAAATAGCGGTAACGGATAATGTACTCTTTGTCAGGTGATGGAGACACGCCAAAGCCGTTGCCATGGGTAGGGAAAACAAAGGTCGGCTTACCGCGCCCTCTTGTCCCTGCACTACTGTCTTCATCACGGTACTTTTTATAATAATCGTCACGGTCGATATAGGTAAGTTTTCGGTAATCGTTAGTACCGTCTCCGTTGTTCTCTACAACTTGGAATGACTGGTAATCGACTACTTTAAAGAATTCTGGCCAGTCATAGTCTACGCGACCAATGACAAGCGTTTCTGAGTGCTCGGCAGCATTAAAGGGCCATTCGAATTCACTCTGCCCAATCGAAGCAATAGAAGCCTTAATGGCGTCTTTCACTAGGGCTTGGACACCACGCGCACCCTCAAAGCCAGACGCAGAGAGTTCGACTTCGTTCAATCGGCGTAGAACCTGATTGCATAGATCAAGATAGGTTGCGGGCATTTGGGTATCCTAAAACTAAGAAGAGGGGCCAGCCGAAGCCAGCCCCGCTTTTGTACGATTTAGGCAGCGTTGTAAGACGCAACCATCAGAGCCTCTGGGCGCAAGATTTTGCGACCGAAGAGGTTGAGGCCACGGACAACGTCAGCGAAAGTCTCTGGTGAGCGGAATGCTTCAGTTTTAGAGATTTGCTGTGCTGTTGCGCATGCAGCCATGTGGCCTGCTACAACGAAGCCCATGTCAGTTGTGCTACCGTCTGAGTCTGTCGTGCCTGCGCCTGTACCGAGGTATGGCAGGTTGTTAGACTTGTAGACTTTAAAGCCACGAATGAGGCCAGAGACTACGCGACCGTTGCGAAGGATATCACCCGCGTCTTGACCGCCAGCGAAGTCATTGTTGATCAACTTGCTGTTTTCGTCTTGGAGCAGTTCGTAGAATACTGGGTCCGCTACGAAATAACGATCTTCAGTTGGAACGTTTGCTTGGTCCATACGGCGAGCCATACGGTTCAGAAGGGCCAATGGAGAAACTACACCAGAACCGCCGCCAGCGGCGAGTGGGATAGAGTTTCCGTCGGTTCCGCCGAAGTCACCAGCGTCCAGTTTGTTGCCTGCTAGCAGTTCGTCTGCACCGGCGGCTGCGTCGGCTTTATCGCCAGCAGATGCTGTGCGCGCGGCCCACGCCGAGCCTGACCACTCATAGCCGGCCATGTAACCCAGAACGTTCTTATCGAACGCATCTTTTAGATTATATGCAGCATTATCAGTGGCTAAGTCGATGAAGTTAACGTGGGAGTGCTTTGCTTCAATGTCGTCAACCTGGAACTGGAACGCATTGGCTTGGTCTACGATCAGAGAGAAGTCCTCGTCTGTGAGGTCTTGTGAGGCCATTGCGCTACCACGCTTATAGTCCACAACGTTGACCGTAGGCTCTTTAATAATGCGAACAGAATCTCCCATGTTGGAGATTTCTCCCATGTAGTCGGTGTTCGTAATCGCCTCGACAATAGACTCCTTGCGAAGAGCAAGTTGTACTTTTTTCGAGTAGATAGTGGCGCTAAACGCGCCGTTTGGCAGGTTGCCGTAACCTGCTGCTGTTGGAAATGCCATGATAAGTTCTCCTTCAATGGCGATGACAAGGACCGCTAGTTAGCGGTTTTGCTAAAACCAGAAGGCGACGAATTAAGGGCAGTAGTCGGAGAGGGTGCGTTCACGGTGAAGCGTAAAAAGATCAATTATACGCTGCGCCGTAAATGGGCCAAACGACTCTGGTAGACTTACTGTCAAATCTTCTGTGAGGTGAATAAGATAAGTGAGGGTGGGCTTATGCGGCCTCATTATCTACAAGGCCCGAAGGCCTATAGAAACCATTAGAACATAGGTACTATGGGTGTAATTATAACACGCAACTAATGGTTTCTACAATAGGCAATTATCGTGCTGCGCCGGACAGATCGTATGTGAACTGACCTTTACGCATGGCATCCATAATTGCCTCTTCGTTTTTCTCATATTCAGCGTCTGACATTTTAGCCACAACGCTTTCTGAGAAACGAGCACGGCCACCACTTGGGGCCGAAGTCGATGTACGACCTACCGACTGCGCTGCCGCTTTAGGGCTAGCCTTCTTAGTATTGATCCCTTTGTCTTGCTTGTAGAGATCAATGGCGCGCGCAGCCGCGCGGGCGTCCGTACTATTCTTATACAAAGCGTCTTGGACCCAAGAAGGCTGTTCAGAAACCCAGTCATGGAACTCCTTGGACGCACGAATACGATCAAAATCTGGATGAAGCCTTTTGAGTTCGTTTTCCGCTTTTTCTCGATTGATCTGATACTCAAGTTTCTCCAGTTTTTGGATTTTCTTCTCGCCAATTTCGAGTGCCTCGTTGGCTCTCTTACGGGCAATAGTATCAATGATCTTGCTTACTTCGGGGTAACGGCGGCTCCAGTCTTCGATTTCCGCGTCAGTCTTAGGGAAGCGTATCTGCTGTTTTGTTGCGGAATCAAGTTGGTCCTTTAAGCGATCAATTTCTTCGTCTTTTTGGGACTGTAGACTCTGCATGTGCCGCCGCAAATCGCCATAGCGCTTTTTAAATGATGCCTCTTCAGGGTCAATCATTACCGGTTGCTGGGGTTGTGCAGGAGTAGAGTTAAGTTCTTGCTCCAAACGGTCAGTCTGGTTGCTAGTGTATTTAGCCATATATGATTGTCTCGTACGTTTTCGGGGGCCTCGCAGGGTGGCCCAAAAACTCCCTACTTAGGGGTTTGGAAGATCAGTAGAACCTGTTCATCCCCGACGGTATATTGACCACTCTCTTCAGTAGGATATGCCTCAACACCTTCTGAATCCTCTTCTTCGAGAGGATATTCTTCTTCGATTACTTCGACGGCTGGGTAGTCAACGTCTTGATCGTCTCCGCGATCTTCGTCTGTGCTTCCACCGTCTTCTGGGTCCATTCCAGAGCAATACTCGCAGTCTGCTTCACCGCAGCCGCATACTGTTCCATCATCAATTCCATTTTCATATTCGATACCTTTTATTTGGCCAACAGCGGCCATATCCATGAGACCCATACGAGCCTCGTTATACATACCCATGATGTGCTTGAGGCCATGCCACTTCACTACATCCGCGGGTAAAACAAACTCACCTTCAGATAGCGCCGCAGGGATATCATCCCGTACATTCTCTGCCGTAGAGCCAATAGGAATGGGGTTTCCGGACACAGGGTCAAAACCTGTGATCCCAGAGGGTGCCATCATACCTGATGACGCCATACCACCATGATACATACTAATTAGGTCAAGGCCGTTGCCTTTTACCTCAGAAGTATTGGGCAACTTTGCAGTCTTTTCGTCTGCCTGCCCTTCCATTTCCGGTAAGCGGCTAGTCTTCGCTGTGTCGATCTCTAAGCGCTTCTGAGGAGTACTGATAATCTCGTCAGTCTCCTCGTACATGTCACGGCGGGTTGCCGTCACCTTGGCCGGATCAAAGTCTCGGTCACCCGCAACTTTACGGGTTTCTTCTACAGACATTTTTTGGGCGGTTGCCGCCTCTTTTTCTTCTTCTTTACTGCGCAACTTCGAAAGTGCGCCACCGGCTGAAAATTTTGCCACTTCGTAAGGCTCCTTGTCATTATCCACGCTGTAATCAATGCTAATGTTGTGGGAAAAGTCCGTGTCATAGACCGGCTCTTGGTCCCCGTACCCGCGGTAAAAAGTATGCTTCCCAATAACTTTTGGGTCTGGGCCAGAAAATTCTGTGCCTCTGGATTTGGTAATCGTTGAGTTTTGAAAAAAGGTGCGGCCGTCCGTGGGGTCTTTGCCTAATTGTATATAGTCAGCAAACTCGTTTAGTCCCCTTTGGAGATCGTCCTCTGGAACAGGAATTTTGTCTGCGCTTGAGTATCTCTGTACCGGCTCAAAATCATCGTTCAGAACTTCTTGAATTGTATTTCCAAAACGGTCTGATGCTAAACGATTCAATATGACGCCGCGGACAGCGTCTCTTCCCTCAGTACCTTCAGTATTCGCTTCGGCCCAAACTACTCGCTCAATGCGCTCAAGGTCTTTTCCCGATATTATTGTCTTGGGTCTCGCTTTTGGTCGAAGTGAAGTATCCATTTTAGGCTTTTTTCCATGTATGTATTGGGGGTAGGCCAATCTCGAAACTGTCGGCGTCTCGGAGTACGCATAACAAGTCGCTGGCAATAGAGTAGCGAGGCTCGTCAGTACCGCTAACACCAGTGCGATGGGCTGTTTTAGACGGGAAAATGAGTAGATCGTCGTCTTTTACATCAAGGGGTATTTCTGCCATAGTGTGTGGCGCGCCAGCCTTAATGATAC